AGACACTTGGACAGAATTAAGTTTAAGTGATGGTACAGTTTCTCAAGAAACATTTACTTCTTCTGACAGTGGCACTTCAAGATCAACAGAAAGATCATTTATTGAAAGTGAATTTGATACTTTCATGAGATCAAGAAATACTGAGTTTTCTGTATCTAATTTAAGAGCATTTACTCAATATTATTCATTCCTAGATGGTATTTCTACAATTGATTTTACTCCAAAATTAATCGAAGTAACTAGTGATGTACAACTACAAAATCCAGGAACTGATGGTAGTTTTACTGTTGGGGAAAATATAGTTGGATTTGATAATGGTGTTCCAATTATAACATTTAGACTTGCACAACCAAATCATAAATCTGGGCCTTTTAATAATCCATCAAAAACATACGATGTAAATCCATATTCAAAATCAGAAATTTTACCAACAGCATATAGTGAATCATCTACAGTATTAAACATTGATACATTTTCACTATCGGAAGAAGCACAAGGATTATATTCTGGTTACTTAGTTCGTAGAGCAATTTTAATCGGAGAAACTAGTGGTGCCGCAGCATATGTTAAAGATTTAAGATTAATTACAGATAATTATGGTGATTTAATTGGAACTTTCTTTATTAGAGATCCAAATACATTACCACCACCAGTCATAAGAGTTCCTACAGGTAACAAAACATTTAAATTATCTTCAAGTCAAATAAATGAAAATGGATTATTAAATGGAACTGATATATCATCAGCAGAAACCAGTTACTTATCTGAGGGAACTGTACAAACATATCAAAATATAATTAGAATTCACACTATAAATGCTTCATTAACTACTACAAATAATATAAGAACAAGAACATTAAATGCCGTTAGAAATGAAAACATTTCAACAATAAATCTTCCAGAACCTGTAGTTAATGTAACTCAAAATATTACGCAAAATATTACGCAAAATGTTACGCAAAATATTACGCAAAATATAACAAATGTAACAAGGATACTACAACAACAAAGACATGCTGATCCTTTAGCACAAACATTCCTTGTTGGATCTAGTAGGGGTTTAAATTCATTCAATGATGACATTAATGGTGCATTTTTAACTTCGGTTGATCTTTTCTTTGCTAAAAAAGATCCAGGAAATGCAACTGTTACTGTGCAAATAAGAACAGTTGAATTTGGAACACCAACATTAACAATTATTGGTGATCCAGTAACTCTAAGACCGAACGATATACAAACTTCAACTGATGGTTCAGTTGCAACTAAAGTTACATTCCCATATCCAATATTTTTACCACCTGGATTAGAATATGCAATAGTAATATTGGCACCACAAAGTGATCAATATGAACTTTGGGTTGCTAGAATGGGAGAGACAACAGTTAATACATTAAATCTTCCAGATGTTGAAAGTGTTAGATATACAAAACAGTTTGCTATTGGAAGTTTGTTTAAGTCTCAAAATGGATCAATATGGACTGATGATCAATATGAAGACTTGAAATTTAAACTATATAAAGCTAAATTCAATTCTTTAAATGGCATTGCATATTACCAAAACCCAACATTAAGTAAGAGTAATGGATATGTTAGAAATCTGATAAACAATCCGATTACAACATTGCCAAGAAAACTTAAAGTAGGGATAACAACAGTATATGATAGTACACAAGTGGATACTATCTTAACTGTAGGTAGAAAGGTGGGTGAAACATCCAAAACCTTCATATATGGAAATATTGTTGGTACGGGATGTTCAGTATCATCCGTTGCTATTAGTACTGGTGGAAGAAACTATTCTGTTGGAATTTCTACTGTAGAAACATTTAATGTTACTGGAAATGGTTCTGGTTTAAAATTAGAAGTTACTGCAGGTTCAAATGGAACTATTACATCTACGACCATTAATCAACCTGGAAATGGATATTCAATTGGTGATGTAGTTGGAATTGTAACTTCAAATATTACAGGATCTTCTAATTTGAGTAAAGGTCAAAATGCTTTAATAACAATAACAGGAAATAATGATGCTATTGATACTTTGTATTTAAGTGGTGTTCAAGGAAATACATTTACAAATGGAAGTGCAGAATTAGTCTATTATAATGATTCCAATACTAGAGTTACTTTAGGTTCTACCATTATTCAATCGTCTGAGACTTATGGTTCATACTCTGAAGGAAATTACATGAAAGTAAATCATTTCAATCATGGAATGTATGCAGCAAATAACATAGTTGAACTAAGTGGTATTACACCAGATACACCTGGAGTAATTTTATCATCTCAACTTCTAAGAACAGATTCTACACTAAATATACCTTCTGTAGATGCCACGTATTTTCAAACTTTTGAAGGATCTGCAGTTAGTGCATCAAATCCTGGATATTTAATAATTAACAACGAAATAATTAAATATACCACTGTCCAATCATCATCTCTGGAAGGTTTAGAAAGAGGTATTGATAATACTATTGCAATTAATCATCCAGAAAATTCAATTATTCGTAAATATGAACTTAGTGGTGTTTCTCTTAGAAGAATTAACAAAACTCATAATATTGTTGATTCTGGAATTGAACTGGACAGTTATTATTTGGAAATTGATAAGGATGGTTTAGATGGTTCAAATAATTTTGGATATGATAGATCTAGTGATGCAGATCCATATCCAATGTTATCATTTAATTCTGAAAAGAATGTTGGAGGATCTACAGCATATGCATCGGAAAATATCATTTATGACACCACAATACCGTTCTACAATACTATCATACCTGGAGCGACAACTGAAGTTACTGCACAGATGAGAACAATAACTGGTACTAGTGCAAATGGAAATGAAATTTCATTTACTGATCTTGGTTATGAAAATGTTCAAATTAATCAGGCAAATAAATTGAATAGTATTAGAATGATTTCGTCTAAGGTTAATTCTGACGAATATTTGGATGCATTACCTAGAAATAAATCTCTAATAACAGCATTAACTTTATCATCAGATAATTATAATCTTTCACCAATGGTTTTCTTGGATGATACATTCATAGAATTCCATAATGCAAGATTGAATAATCCAGTTTCCAATTATGTGAACGATGGTAGAGTAAATGGTCTTACAGATGATCCTCATGCAGCGATTTACGTTTCTAGAACTATTAGATTATCACAACCTTCAAACAGTCTAAGAGTTTTATTATCCGCATACAAACATCCATCTTCAGATTTCAGAGTTTTGTATTCGTTAGTAAGACCAGAATCAAATGAATCATTACCATCATTTAACTTGTTCCCTGGATATAATAATTTGACAATTGACAATAATCTTGATGGTTACTTTGATGTTGTTGATGAAAGTAAAAATAGTGGATTATCGGATACGTTTGTTCCAAGTAGTTTGGAAAATCAATTCTTAGAGTATCAGTATACTGCAGCAAATGTTGGTCCATTTATTGGATTTACTATTAAAATCGTGATGTCAGGTACAAGACAAGATAAATATCCCAGATTTAGAGATTTAAGAGCAATTGCATTAGCATAATGGATCATTTAATATCAGTTGAAGGGCACCCTAATCTTTTTAGAGATGAAAAAACGGGTGCCATAGTGAATTGTGATAATGTAGCATATGAACATTATTTAAATAGTGTTTCAAATAGAATGAATACAAAAAAAGAAATTCAAAATCTAAAAGGTGAAGTTCAAGAAATTAAATCTCTATTACGGGAGTTATTAAATGAAACCAGAAGACATTGAACTTAGTGATATTAACAAATTATTCGAATACGAAAAACATTGTAGAGTAATTGACGAATTAAGTGCTGATGAACTAAGGACTTTTTCTAAATTGTATTTTAAATTATATTTAAAACAGCAAGAAGTAATATCATTATTTAATTAACATAAATAGTCCATAGGCGTATTTTTGATGGTAGATGGCATCACCATATGTAGTTAATTTAAGCATCAATAGTGGGACTTCTTTTACCCAGACTTTTACTTTAGCTAATGAAAATGGGTCTGCACTTAATCTTACAAATTATGATATTAAATCTCAATTAAGAAAGCACCCACAAAGTAACTCATACGTTAATTTCATTGCTACTGCAGTTTCTCCGCCTTCTACAGGAGTTATAAAAATTGAATTAGAACCATCTTCTACTACCAGTTTAAAATCTGGAAGATATATGTATGATATTATAATAACAAATAATGGAACTGGTGAAAAAACAAAAGTTATAGAGGGTTCTGCGTTAGTTTCAAAAAGTATAACAAGAGATAGTTAATGCTATGGCAAAACCATCAACAAGACAAGAATTAATTGATTATTGTCTCAGAAGACTTGGAGCACCAGTATTGGAAATTAACGTAGATGATGATCAAATTGATGATTTAGTTGATGATGCTCTTCAGTATTTTAATGAGCGCCATTTTGATGGTGTTGAGAGAATGTACTTAAAATATCAAATAACACAAGAAGATATTGATAGAGGTAGAGCAAAAGAAACTAATGGCACTGGAATAACAACTACTACTGGAACATCAAGTATTGGTGCTTTTAATTTTTACGAGACCTCTAATTATATTCAAGTACCAGATTCTGTAATTGGAATAGAAAAAGTATTTAAATTTGATACCAGTTCGATATCTGGTGGTATGTTTAGTATAAAATATCAATTGTTTTTAAACGACTTATATTATTTTAATTCAGTTGAACTATTACAATATGCAATGGTTAAATCATATCTTGAGGATATAGATTTTTTATTGACAACAGATAAGCAAATAAGATTTAATAAAAGACAAAATAGAATGTATTTAGATATTGATTGGGGAGCACAATCTGCTGGCAATTTTATAGTTATTGATTGTTATAGAATTTTAAATCCCAATGATTTTACTAAAGTATATAATGATAGTTTCTTAAAACAATACTTAACATCTTTAATAAAAAGACAGTGGGGACAAAATTTAATTAAGTTTAGAGGTGTTAAATTACCTGGTGGTATTGAATTGAATGGAAGAGAACTATATGATGATGGACAAAGAGAATTGGATGATTTAAAGCAAAGAATGGCCTCCGAATACGAACTTCCCCCATATGATTTCATAGGATAATTATGGCATTAAATCCATTTTTTCTTCAAGGTTCAGATTCTGAACAAGATTTAATTCAACAGTTGATCAATGAACAACTTAAGATTTTTGGTGTAGAAGTATCATATTTACCCCAAAAATTTATTAGAAAGGAAACAATAATAAGAGAAGTTAGTGCATCAAAATTTGATGATAACTTTTCAATAGAAGCCTACGTAAGTAATTTTGATGGGTATACTGGATCTGGAGATATTTTATCAAAATTTGGAATGAATTTGAAGGATGAATTAACATTAATTATATCTAAAGAAAGATTTGAGGATTTTATTGCACCATTCTTAACTGATATGGATCCAGATGAAATAATAGTATCTACTAGACCAAGAGAAGGCGATTTAATTTATTTTCCATTAGGTAAAAGATTATTTGAAATAAAGTTTGTTGAGCACGAACAACCATTTTATCAGTTAGGAAAAACTTATGTTTATGAATTGAAATGTGAACTGTTCGAATACTCTGATAATATTGGTGGATGGGATAATGTAAATACAACTGTTGAAGAAATTGATAGAACTTTAGAAAATCAAGGATATATCACAACTCTTAAATTATTTCCTTCTGGAACACAAGCAACCGCAGAAACTTCTATCGTAACTGGATATGTTAGAAAAATAAATTTGATTAACGATGGATATAATTATACTACAACACCCACAGTATCAATTAGTACGGCTCCTTCAGGCGGTGTAAATGCAGAGGCAGTTGCAATTACTTCTTGTATAGGAAATTTCTGTTCCGTAAAAGAAATTTTACTAGTAAATCCTGGTGTAGGATATACTGTAGAACCTACAGTAATAATCTCAGGATCTACTGGTATTGGAGCAACTGCAAGAGCAGTTATTGAAAAAACATATTCTGGAATTGGGAGTATAACAATAACTGATAATGGATCTGGATACGTTACTTCTCCATCAATAGGATTTTCTGCGCCAACTGTTGGTGCTGCAATCACTGCAGCGGCAAGAACTATTGTAAATGCTGATGGTCAAATTAGTAGAATATTAATTTCTGATGCTGGAATTGGTTATACATCAAATCCAACAATATCAATAGCAAATCCACCACTACTTGTAGGAATAAATACTTATATATTTAATGAAGTAGTTACTGGGGAAACATCTGGTGCCAAGAGTAGAGTAAAAACTTGGGACAGTACTACTAACACTTTAAAGGTCGGTACAGTAAGTGGTGACTTTATACCAGGTGAAATCATAGTTGGATCAATATCTTCAGCAAGATATCCACTTCAAAAGTACCAAGTATCTGATTTATATGATAAATATGAACAAAACGATGAAATTCAACAAGAGTCAGATTCTATTGTTGATTTTTCAGAATCCAATTTATTCGGTAATTATTAATGCTAGGAACATATTTTTATCACCAGAATATTAGAAAAACAATTATTTCTTTTGGTAATCTATTTAATAACATAACCATACAACATAAAGATGGTGATGGAAATGATTATAGTGATATTAGAGTTCCTTTAGCATATGGTCCGACTCAAAAATTTTTGGCACGTTTAGAGCAACAGGCAGATTTAAATAAACCAGTTGCAATAACTTTACCTAGAATGTCTTTTGAAATGAACTCTATAAAATATGATGCCTCAAGAAAATCTGGTATTTCACAGTCATTCAAAGCTTCTGATGGAAATAATATAAAAAAAGTTTTTATGCCAGTTCCTTATAATATAGGATTTGAACTGAACATAATGGCAAAATTAAATGATGATGTACTTCAAATTATCGAACAAATTTTGCCATTTTTTCAACCAGCGTTTACAGTAACGGTAGATATGATTGATACTATTGGAGAAAAGAAAGATATACCAATAGTTTTGGATGATATTTCTTTTAGAGATGATTATGAAGGTGATTTTTCTACCAGAAGAATTCTTTTATACACTTTACAATTTACTGCAAAAACTTATCTCTTCGGTCCAATATCTGATAGCACTGATGGTCTCATTCGTAAAGTACAAGTGGATATGTATTCATCTACTGATACTCAGACTGCGAAAAGGGAAATGAGATATACAGTTACACCAGATCCAATTAATGCAGATCCTGATGATGATTTTGGATTCAATGAAAATTGGGAGTTCTTTGGAGACGCTAAAGTTTATAGTCCAGTTCAACAAACGGATCTTTGATTATTATGAAACCTAAAAATTTTGATAAATTAGATGATGTATTAAATACATCTAGCGAAATTCAAGTATGTAATAATTCTGATGCAATTGTAGTTAACAATGAAGTGAAAGAATTTTCGTCATCTTCTGTTGATATAAAAAGAGATTATGAATATACAAGAGCAAATCTTTATTCTTTAATTGAAAAGGGGCAAGAAGCAATTGATGGAATTATGGAACTTGCTTCAGAAAGTGATCAACCAAGAGCATATGAAGTTGCTGGACAATTAATTAAAAGTGTTGGTGATGTTACAGATAAACTGATAGACTTGCAAAAGAAATTAAAGGATATTGAAGAAGAATCAATAAAAACAACAAATAATGTTACAAACAATGCAGTATTTGTAGGGTCTACTTCTGAACTATCAAAATTGTTAAAGCAAGGTTTTCTAAATAATAAAGAATAATATTTTAATATAGAATGAACGAGGGAACTCTTCATCATTGGTTTAAAGGTTCTAAATCAAAGGATGGAAAGCCTGGATGGGTTCAGGCAGACGGTTCCCCATGTGCAAATGAACCTGGTGAAACTAAGACACCAAAGTGTTTTAGTAGTGGAAGACTTAAATCATTAAAGAAAAAGGGTAAAAAGGGTGAATCTTTAATTAGATCTTCTGTTCGCCGTAAAAGACAAAAAGATAAAAATCAACAGTTAAAGTCTGGAGCAGCAAAACCAACAATGGTTAAAACTTTCGCTAAAGGAAAAAAAGATCCTAATTATATTAAGGCAGAACCAGGAATTAAAGAATCAATGGAACTTACCGAAGCAAGAAAAGACAAACCTGGAAAAGGTAGCGGAACAAAAGATGCTTGTTACCACAAGGTTAAGTCGAGATATAGTGTTTGGCCAAGTGCTTATGCATCTGGAGCATTAGTTAAGTGTCGTAAAGTTGGTGCTTCAAATTGGGGAGAATCTGTAGAAATGATTAGGTATTGTCCAAAATGTAAAAAAGAAGAAACTAGAAATGAATGTAAGTATGGTTCAAAATATTGGGACATGTTTTCAATGCCAATTAAACTGAAAGATTATACACCTAACACTCCACATCCAGGAACTATGCCAGAATCAAAAGAT